CACGGCCTCCTTCTCCTTCTTCACCTCGGCCATCATCACATTTCTCCGAACGAGTGCGTATTGGTACTCTTGCTGAACTCGTGGGTCTGTCTTGGCATAGTTCTCGGCTGCATTCTTGAGAGCATCAAACGAGGCCGTGGTTGCTTGGAGACTTCTCCGGGCAGCATCGGCACGAGTGACCTCTGATGCCTTAACTCCTCGCTCGGTAGCGATGGTCACTTGCATCTGCGAGATTTCCATCTCTGCGTTGTACTTGATGTTCTCCTTTATGTTGCGAATCTGCTTTGCCGTGTACTCATCGCTTGACAATGCGACTTTATCGTATGCCTTCCGAACCGACCTATCCCAAAAATTGAACGAGTCGAAGAGATACTTCAATGCCGGGCCAACGATGCCGGAGGCATCCTTGCCTCCTTGCTTGATGGTGTTGAAGAATCGCTCCATGGATGCACCGAGCGAATCGGTTTGCTCAAGCATCTGAGGCCCGAATGTCTGCTGCATCTGCATCGCCAACAATGGCAACACATCCTTCGCCATGACATTTCCGGAGGAAATCATCTTATTGAGTTCAATCTCAGAAACACCGATGGCATCGGCAGTCATTGCGAATGCTCCGGGAATCCTCTCTGACAATTGGCCACGGAGTTCTTCCGCTTGCAGCACACCTTTCGAGAGCGATTGCTGCAATGCCCGGAATGCACCATCCATCTGCTCGGCAGAGAGACCCATTGCTCGTGATGCGACAACAACGGCCTTGAATTGCTCGTTGGTTGCCTCCACGGATTGTCCGGACAAAATCGCAGATGTTGCGAAATCCTTGTATGCTCCGGATGCCGTTTCAAACGAAACTCCGATGTTGTTGGATAATGACTTGAGTGATTCGATTTGCGCTTGTGCTGCTGAACTCGACCCGGTGAGAAACTTGAATTGAGCATTCAGCGATTCAACTTGTCCTCCCATTTTCGCCATGGCGATGGTGGTTTCATAAATCTCCTTGGCAAGATAAATTTTGCCTCCCAATTTGACCATGTTTGTCAATTGAGTCAGCATATCGGCTTTTCCTCCGGCCGATGGCATCGTTGGCATCTTGGTCTGAGCGAGTTGCCGTTGGAATGCTGCTGCTGCTGCTTGATTCTTTCGGAGTTGCGCCTCGACTCCGGAGAATCCGGCTGCTGCCTTATTCCCGGCAGAAACGGCCTCCTTTCCGGCCTCCTTCAACGAATTTGTGAATGCCCTAACTTGAGATTGCGATTTACCAATGGCTGCACCGAACTTGACTGCTCCGGTAGTTGCCGGGCCAAGTCCGGCCGTGGAATCGCCTCCGGTCTGCCGTAGATTCTCTTGAAATTTATCGAGTGCTGCGTTCGCTGCTTTCTCTTCTGCCGTTAGCTTATCGAATGCCTCCGTTGCCTTGGACAATTCAGAGGAATCGACAACATATTTAATTTTGACCTCATTCAACATGGGTTCATGCGTTTTCGCAAAAGTAAAGAAAAAAGGTCGGCATCGACCGACCCATTATTTACCAATTTTTCGATTTGCCTCCCGGAGTCTTGAGTTCTCCTTTTTCAACTCGTTGAGCCATGTGGAGTAAGTCAAGTAATATTCGTATATTGGTTTTTCGACCAAGCATTTAATCTTTTGTGGGTCTCCATCTCCGAAATGATAGATTTCGACAAATCTTCGCCTAAACTCCCGATGGATATAAGTGAAGTAATATGATTTATCGTGTTCATCATTCTTCTGCTTTCTGCCTCCAAATAGGTCGGAGAATTCTTGCTCAATTCTCGTAAAGAGGGAATGAATTCTGAGTCCGGCAGACTCAAAAAAAAACCCGGCACATCGTGTGAGTCATCCAATGCTTCATCTTTGCCTCATTGTATGGATACTGATAATCCAATGGATTCTCGCCCTCATCAAAGTACATGACCGATGCCAACTTGAATGTCCGAGTGAACGAGAATGACATCGAGAGTTGCTCCTTGAGTCGGTTCGCTAAGATTCCAATCTCATACAACTTCTTGTCTGCCGGAGTTCGTTGGTTCATCACAAGTTGAATGAGCGACTCATTCCATGATTGCAGAACTGCCGGGTTGATTTGCCACAATTCCTCCGTGAGAATATCCCTCGCTGCGATGGCTCTCTGAAATGGGATGTTCACATCGGCCGAAAATCGGAAGTAATTGATGCCACCGGAAGTGAATGCGAACTCGATTTGGTCATGTCGCTCCTTCGGTGCGATTCCGTTGTATCGTGGCACTCCGGGAATCACCGGATTCACCACTCCACTATCTCGACCGGAGGAATCAGTTTTCGAATCACGAAAAAATTTAGACCTAAAAAAAGCAAGCATAAAGCAAACGATGAATCAAAGAGGAAAAACGAGATGGCGATGTACTGCCATCCGGCAGAGCAATACGGACATTCACCCAATGGTTTCGCCAAGTTCACCGGGAGTCTCTGCAATTGGCAGAGATACCACCGACCAACCGGATGGTCTTCCATCAAGAAATTCAAGAAATATGACAACATTGCGCTCATTGTCGCAATCGTTGCTTGGCATAATAATGCAGCAACCTCTGCGTTTCCCTCCGCAAGATACTTGATACTCATGTTCTTCCATTTTAGTAATCGAGTTTGAATTGATTTTGTAATGATGTTCCGGCAGTCACTTGAAAAATCAATGATGTCACCGGGTCTCCGGATGCTTGAAGTTCAACAATCTCCAATGTTGTCGGATTGAACATAAACACCTCGTAAATCGGAGAGCCATCCGGAAGTTCTTCATCGAGAAAAATGGTTGCATAACCATCAATAACAGACTTGGTCACCTCAACTACTGAGTCTCCCTTGTATATCCGAATCGTGATGGTTGGCTCGATGTACGATTCCGGAATCTTGATGAGCAATTCAACCGGGCATCCAACGAACGAATCGCAGATGCGAAAACTATTCTTGCAACAATTTACCATCGAACTTTGAGAGATTATATTCCCCGGCAATTTCGGAAAAATTCCCGAAAGAAAAATATCGCCAACAATCGAGTGCGTGAGACTTGTCCGGGTTCTTGGTCTTCCATGGGTCGAGTGAGAGTCTTCGGTCAACCTTGGCCTCCTTCAAGTCAATGATGAGGTCACGGCAATTGGCCCGGCTGATTTGAACCCGGCACTTCGAGAACACCAATGTGTCCACGATTCTCGTGTTCAGATGGCTCGGTGCTGAACGCATGATGGCCATGACATTGTCCGGAAGACTCATGTAGTTCACGATGAGTTGATATGCCGATACATTGCCTCTCGTGGTTGCACTCCGGGAGTTTCCGGCCGGGTCTCCATGGATGATGAATCTGCGACCCGGATAATCGCTCTTGATGGTCTCGCAGAGGTCACCGAGGTCTCCGATGCGATACACCTTGAGAACATTGATTGTCGCATAATACTGATGACCGGGTTGGTTCTTGGAATACTGAGCCACCACGCAAGTATTTGTGACATTGAAGTCGAATGATAGATGAATGTTGAACGATGGATGTGCCTTGATGTCACCATCCACAACATGGAGTTGCTCATCGAAGTTCTTTGCATAAAGCGATTCCCTATCCCAAATTCCCCAATTGCCGTTCGCATATACATCCCAATATGTGAAGTCAATCTCCTTGAGTGCCTCCATCCGGATTGGATACTCGGCATCGAGAAACTGCAACGAGTCTCGATAGGTCGAATGAGCGATGAGTATCTTGTCTCGCTCCAATGCCGGAGGATTGTCGAAGAATCGCTCCTTAATCCAATGTGAATCGCTGACCGGGTTGAATGTAAGGAAGAATCGTTTTGGATGCTTGCTCACTCCCCGGAGGCGAAGAGTGATTTGAATGTAATCATCCTTCGTGAATTCCGTGGCCTCCTCCATCCAAATGAATTTCGCTTGAGTGAGCGACTTGAGTTTTTCCGGATTATCCACTCCCATCATGATGATGCGATTCGTGGCATACCGAATCTCGAAGAGGCCATCCAAGCATCGCACGAGACCATCCAATCCCCACTCGCTTATCTTGTTCTTAAAATCGCCATACACGGAGTTCCGGATGGTTGCAGCGACCTTCCGCAGAACAACGAATGTCTGATGCTGATTCGTTGCATCATCGAGAATCTGAGCAAGGAGGAACTGAATCATGGTTTGCGATTTCCCCGAACCAGCACCACCATAGAGAATATTGTGAATCTTCGGCCGGGTTATCGCTCCGAGATACTTCTGATTCCACAATCGTGGATTGCTGATGTCAATGACTGCCACGAATCAATCCTCGCTTGTCTCATCCTCCTCTCCCGGTGGTTTCGGCATGATGACCACATTGGTTGAACCGGAGAGTTCGATGCTCTCCTTGGCCTTACCATAGGCCCGGTCGATGATGAACTCAGCGGCACGGACATCTCCTTTGATTGCCTTGTTTCTCATGGCCATCATGATGGCCTCGGCAGCACTCTTGCCGTTTTGAATGTCACCAAGTACCGAGTCCATGATTGTCTTCATGGATGGCAGTTTCGGCCGACCATTCGGATTGCCGGACTCGCCTTTCTTAAATCGATTCCCTTTTCCACGGATGTTCTCGAAATTCCCTTTCATCGCTTTGCTTCCGCTTTGTTTATCTCTGACTGATTTTTGCCGGGATTCCGAACCCGGATAATGCTTGAGCGATTAGCGAGTGCGACCTCTGAGCCTCCTCCTCGGAGTTGAATTGAATCACGAGCGACTTCCCGGATTCGCTCTCGAAATTGGATGTCTCCTCCTCCAACGATGCCTCCTCGCTCTGCCATACATTCATTCCCCACTCCTTGAGTTCCTCGGCATCCCAATTGTTTCCGAGGTCATCCCAATCCCATTCACCATGGCTGAGATTATCCTTGATGATGAACTCTCGTTGCTTCTCCTCGCTCCAATCGACTTGGATGATTGGGCATTCCTTCCATCCGGCATCCTTCATCGCCCGGAATCGCATATTGCCTCCGAGGATGATGTTGTCTTGGTTGATGATTATCGGCCGGACATCGGCCATCTCCGGGAAGTCCTTGAGCGACTTCACGAGTTTGTGAAACTCATCATCCTTGATGATACGAGGATTCTCCGGGTTCGGTTTGACCCGGTAGATTGGCCATGTCATGATTCGTGTTTCCTCGTTCAGCATCGATGCTCTCTGATGATTTCCTTGAGTTGTCGCTTCTGCTCTTCCCGGCTCTCGATGAAGTCTGACATGAGTTGCCGGAGTTTGTCTGCTGCCTTGAATTCTTGACCACAAGCAACGAGCCATCGGTCATGGAAATCACGAGTCACTTGGACTGAGACCTTAGTATATTCGACAAACTCTCGTGGCTCTCTTGGCATTACATCTTCTTTTTCTTCGCTGCCTTCTTGGCTTCCTTGGCCACGGAGAGAGCGATTGCGACTGCTTGCTTTTGTGGCCTTCCGGCTTTCATCTCGGTTGAGATGTTTTTTGAGATTGTCTTCTTGGAATATCCTTTTTTCAGAGGCATGGCGATTTTCGTTTTCACAAAAGTAGAAAAAATCTAAAACAAAAAATCCGGGTAAAACCCGGACTCTTTGCCTCTGAATCATATGCAATTCTAAATACCCCGAATAATAAGGTTTGGCCGTGGAACGGCATTATCCTCTATCCATTTTTTTTCTTGTACGGCCTTACCATACACGAGGAGAGGTCGGCCTCTCCGGTCTCGTGCCGTGTAAAGTTGGTCTGCCCCGGTCTCGGTGATTTTGAAAATTCCGAACTTGGCTCTCATATCCGTGATGAATAAGGTTCACGAATGATTTCCCATGTTCCGGCCGGAGTCAATCCCATTGGGATGTTCTTGACATCGTTGTCGATGATGTCATACACGATGACCTCATCGGCATGATAATCCTTGACATCAAACCCGATGACCACGAAGTGATTCGGGATGCCGGACTTGTTGCCGGACTTGGCTCTGAACTCCGTTCCGAACGGAACTGAGGAGTCGATTGTGATTTGCTTTTTTGCCATTTTTGAAAGTAGAAAATGGGGAGGACTGCTCCTCCCCGGTGAAACTTAGAAACAAGATTTGAGGTCAGAAACAAACATCGGATGAACCCGGCAATCCCAACCGGATGAATACTTGAGTGCCGAGAAAATTGTCTGACCTCCGGATGTTACCTTTTTGTGAATTGGTCGGTCAATATCGACATCGCCTCCCAACTTCTTGAGGCGAGTGATGAACTTGCGAATGGTGCGACCATCCAAAACTGCGATTTCCATTTTTGCTTGATTTTCCATTTTGAAATTTGAAAATGGGGAGGATTGCTCCTCCCCGGTGAAACATTAGGCTGCAATGATTTTGAAGTTGAACGCATCGGTTGCATTGGCCAATCCTTGGCTCTCCTCAGAGCCAAGGTTAAGGTCTCTTGGAAAACCCATCTTCAAGAGTTTGTTCCAAACGATTTGTCGCTCTCTACTTGATGCGAAAACTAATACTTGACCATCTGAAAAAATAATCAAATGACCCGACTGAGAATTGTAAGCCATTGAAATTTTTCCGCTTACTCCCGATTTTTTGATTTGCAATGTTGTCATGTCTTTAAATTGGTTAGTGTTAAACATGAGGCAACATTACTGCGAGTTTCTGAAACTGCAAAATATCAGAGCAAAAAAAATGAAATATTTTTTCCGGCAGATTATATCCGCTTGAATTTCTTGGCCTTAGACTTTACCGATTTGTTGCCAACGCATCCCCATGCTTGCCTCGATAACTCGTTCGGGCATGGGGTTGTCTTGGACTTACACTTCGGAATTCCGGCCGACCGAGTGCAGTAAGCATCGCCCTTCTTCGTGCCGGGAGCGATAGAATATCCCTTCGCCCCGAACTTGATGGTCTTGCCGTTGATGGTGGTCTTGAACTTTTTCTCTGCCATGGTTTATCGGCCTTGGCCTCGGTACTGCTTTTTTCGTGAATCCTTCGGCCTCCGGGTCTTCCGTGGTTTGCCTTCTCTGCGTTTGCCGAATGTGGTCTTGGTCGACCCGGTGGATGCCTTGGATTTCGCTGCCATGGTGCGAAGTTACTAAGTTTTCATTTTCGCAATGACTTCATTTTTGGCCCGGAGATAAAACATCACGGCCTCGAATAATTCGGCAGTCGCTCGATGCTTCCGGGTTGTGACTCCGAGATTGGCTTTTTCATACTTCTCTCGCTCTCTTGTGGCCATGCGTTGAAGAGCGAGGAGGCAGTCATGCAATGACATCATTTTTTCCTCGATGTAAATCACATCACGAACAATTCTATCCTTTGCGTACTCTTCCCGGCTGATTGCGTAGGCATCCGGCTCAATCCATCTTTTTTCCATATTTTTCATCGTATAAGTTTATCAATTCATCCTTGTCGGCCATGGACATGAAGTC